ACTGTCAACTGTTGATCCATCGGATAGTTCTTGTCCTTGACTAATACCTCTACCTTGCACTGGCATTACTTCCTCACCAGCTGTTGCTTGCTGTTGTGCTTCTGCACCCTTGTTCTGCATGTATGCTTGAGCACCTTGCGCTATGGCTCCGGCTATACCGCCACCTGCGGCACCCAGACCGGCACCCATGGCACCTTGCTTCAACGCACCTTTTAGGCCTTGACCTTGCATGAGTCCTCTAACAGCACCAGTTAATCCACCCACCACAGTGCCAGTCAAAGCACCAGTGGCAGCCATGCCTAGTCCCAAGCCAGCGATAGCAGGACCGGCTACAGCAGTGGCAATGCCGCCCACAGCGGCCAACACCATGGTTTGTACCACAGGATTCTTAGCGGCCTGTTTGACCAAGTCCATCAGACTTTGCTTGGCTTTGGGATCTTGTACCTGCGCAATCTGTTCTTGTGCTTTTTGTTCAAAGCCTTCCACAGGGCCTGCATCAGCTGGCGGCAAACTGGCAATGAGTTTTTCTTTGTTTTGTGCCAGTAGTTTGTTGGCAAGTTCTTTGACACCAGCGGCGCCTTGTTTGGCTAGGTCAACCGCACCTGCACCAACTGCACCAGCGGCATCTGCACCCTTGCCCAACATGCTACGATTGTCTCCACCTGCAGTGGCAATCTTCTCTGCGGATCCAAATGCATTTTGAATCTGCTGAGCAGTCATGGCTGCTTCTGTTAGGATATCGATATTATTAATGCTGGCAATAAATGGCAGAGTAAAATTCTCACGCACCTTCTGCATATAACCTGCAGTTTTGACATCCATGCCTTCTACCAGGCGGGCATACATTTTTGATTCTTGTAGTCGTTGTTCTAGGATAATGCTGGGTTTCATACTTGATCTCTATTATTTTTAGCGGTTTCGCGAAGACCGCGAACCTTACGGGTAAATTTTGCAGGATCCTGGCCACGTATGCTGTTCAACAGGCGGCGCTCAAGCTCGTCGGCTGTTTGCGCATCATAATTTTCCTTGATATAATTAACTAGGTTAATTGCACTGGCAATCACATTGTTGGCACGAGTTTCGATAATGCTTTCTTTATCGCGCTGAATGCTGATACCGGCTAGTTCTTCCAGGATACTACGGGTGTGTTTACGCAAGATTTGCTCCAATTTAGTATATTTAGTTGTTGTTTTAATTATGAGTATTTCAGTTTACCATTAAATATCTGCATGAATGATTATTACTGTGTACTGCCGTTTTACTCAGTTGAAACTGATTTCACCAACCCTGATCAAAATATTTACTGCTGTAGACTGGCGCCTGGCACTAAAATTGAGCAGGTACGTGCTGATATAACCAATAAAACAAGATCCGCCAATTGCAAAACTTGTTGGAACTTGGAAGATCGTGGCATGACCAGCGAACGCCAAGTACACAACAATACCCTGGATTTCTTACTGGATTTGAACCTGGACAACATTGAAAAACAAAGTCTACAAACAGGGTTTGATCCCAGAGTAATCAAGTTGGCAACCAGCAATTTGTGCAACGGGCAATGTGTCACCTGTAACAGCACCTGGAGTTCTTCATGGGCCGCATTGGAAAACAAGTCTACCAAGTACCGAGGTATCAGGCAAGGGCAAGTTGATTTTGATATACAGTGGGATAAAATTGTTTCGTTGTCATTTGTGGGCGGCGAACCATTGTTAGAAAAACAAAATTTTAAAATATTACAAACTCTACTGGATCTTGGCAACACCAACTGTTTTATTTCCATTGTGACCAATGGCTCAATTGAGCTGAGTGATTCCCAAGTTGATGTTTTAAAACAATTCAAAAATGTCAACATCTGCATCAGTATAGATGGTGTGGGGCATGTATTTGAATATCTTAGATTTCCACTCAAATGGGACAAATTAATTTCCAATTTGAACCTGTTTCGATCCATAACCAACAACATCAGTGTCAGCTGTATGATATCCAATCTCAGCATATATTACTATACAGAAATAATGGCTTTCTTTCAACAACATCAATTGTCTTATGTTTGTAAACAAATAACGCACCCTGCAATATTTGCGCCCAATAACCTACCCAACACCGTTAAAGAAATTATCAGCGACCGCAACAACAAGTACGCGGATGAAGTCAATGCATTCTTACAGTTGGGCAACCATAACGATTTGCTATATCAAAAGTTCTTGGCCGAGCTGGACCGGCAACATGGTTTAAAACAAATCGAACTAAGAGATTATGCACCAGAATTGGCATACCTTTTGTAAAAATCAATCAGGTCCGGAAATGTATGTTGCCAATTTTGATTTCTGATAGCATCAAACTTGCGTATTTCAGCAAGAGCACGATGTATGATAAAAGGTTGTTCACGCCAGGTTGGCAACATTAGTTTTTTTGTGTCTGCAGGCAAAGCATCAAAGTACTCTTGCGTGATACCTTCTATGGTAAAATTTCCTGTGGCCACATGCTGTGTATGTTCTATTACATCACCACGACCATCTGTTGAAAAATTATTGCGCAACCAATCTTTTAACTCGTTGGTATAAAACAAATTAAAAATACTAAGCGTTTCTTCAATCAGCAACATGACATTGGGCGGAGCAGTTTGTCTTATTTTTAGTATGTTGTCTGTGACTTGGTTCCAGTCGGCAGGCCATCTCAAGTAATTAAACCGCTCACCAACGCCATCAAGACTAATATTCAGTCTTACCAATTGGAATTTTTCAATTGTGTCATAATTACGGTCACTGATGGATTGTGTGCCGTTGGTTTGAAAACAAACGGTTAATCGATCACGTGCATTGGGCACAAGGTCAGCAAGAGCATCAGCCACACGCCAGTATCCCTGGCCCAGTAGAGTCTCGCCACCACAAAATACCACTTGGCCCAAATTGCTGAGATCCATCTGTTCTAGTAACTTGATCATATCATCGGCACGACTGGCTGTTGTGGGCACACGACGCAAAGGCAGTCCATGGTCCAGCATGTGCTTTTGCCAATAAGTACTGAGTTCAGGTCCACAGGTTCTGCAGGCCAAATTACAGCCTACATCAAACATCAAGTCAAGCCGTTGAGGCCCACTGAGGTTGGTTTTAACTCCAAATTGTTTTAACATGCCGGTTCGAAAACTGGTCAAGCCGGCAGCTTCGTTGCCTTGGCAGGTCCAGCAACCAGGATGCCATTGCTCCGACTGATTCAACTCGCGCAACGAAGCCAGTTTTGGTTCTTGCCACAGTTGGTCGCTGGGGATCAAATCTCCGCGCAGACAACAGTGATTTATGTATGTGTGCTTGGGAGATTTTTTTAAATTAATCTGCAGGCCGCCATGAATCATGGGGCAATGTATAGTGGTCATTCTGCTTTCTTTAGCCCTGCCAGCATGCTCTTGAGTCTGTTGCTGTTGACTTCGCCGGTGATCTTGGGTCCTTGTTCCCACGCCGGAGTTCCTGTGGCACGCTCAAATTTGTCAGGCTCATCGTTTTCAGCCTTGCCTTTGATTTGACTCATTATGCTGGAAACTTTGACTGGTCCGGTACCTTCATTGGAATCAAGCCCGGGATCTGTGATACGCATGGTTTCAATGTTGTATTCAAGATCAATCTTTTGGCCAACTCCGGTTGAGCTACGCGATTTCATACACTGAATTTGATAGCGTCCACGTTCACGCATCTGTCTGCTGGTAAAGATTCCAAACACATTATCAGCAGTATTGATCTTACTGATACCACCAGCAATGTGACTGTGATCAAATTCTACTTCTTCAACAGCCGATCTATTCAACTGACTGGCAGTTACCAACAGCACACCCAACTCCTTGGCCAGGTTACGCAATTCTTCTGCCACATACTTGTCTTTGATAAACTGATCATTGGGGTTGACTTTGACGCTGACCGGCATCAGCAAGTCCAAATAATCCACCATCACAAAGTCAACCTTGATGCCGGTCTGTATCTGCACTTCTTTCAAGTAACTACGAATGTCGTTGATTGTGCTCTGCGCTGGCAGGGCCTTGATGCGATACTGTCCGGCTTTTTTACTAACCAAGCGCACCTTCATTGTGGTTGTGTCAATGTCCTTGCGAATGTCTTTGGTGCCGGTGCCGGTCAACATGGCATCTGTACGCAGACTTGTAAGTTCTTCCGAAAGTTCTAGTGTGATATAAACACCACTGAGTCCGGCCTGTAACCAACTCAGCGCAATGTTCATCATCACAAGCGATTTGCCCGATCCTGATCCTCCGGCAAAGATGTTGAGTTCTCCACGGCTAAATCCGCCGTACAACAATCTATCTAGTTGCGGCCATCCTGTCGATACTTGGCCGCCCGAGTTAAAGTATCGGTCAATGCGAGTCTTAGGATCAGCAAAGTAATCCGTACCCATGTCTTTAGTGAGTGATATCTGTACCGCATCTTTGATAAGTTTTTCCACTGGATCATAATCGCCCTTTTCAAGTAGATCTGCTGATTTTAAAATTGCTCGCTCAAGTTCCTGCCTACGAGTAAATGATTCGAATTCGGTCATGAACCATTCGTAGTGCCCTTCGTTCAGTTCCGGCACCGGTTTCAAATCCACACCTGTGGTGGCTTTGATCTGCTCGTATGTGGGCAGGGTTTTGTGATCTTCACTGTGCTGTTTAAGAAACTCTGCCACTGCCCGCAGACTGCGATCAAAGTTTTCAGCATTGTAAATGTTCTGCACCCGCACATAACTGGTGGCATCCTGCATCATCATTTCTAAAAATAACTGCTGTAGTTCTCGAGTGTATTCTTTGTTCATAGGTTAGTATTTAATTTTTTCTTTAGTAGTTCAATTTTTAGACGGCTCGTTTGTTTGCCTTCCAAGATACTTTTTAACACAAACAATCTGCCGTATGCCACCACAGCCGAGTTGACATCTTTGTGTGTTTCTTGCCACACAGGGTAACTCACACTCCAACCATACTCAATGGCCGCATCAATCAATCGTGTTCCTGCACGATCTACATCGGGTACCACAATCACTTCGCGGCCCAGGCTATCAATGATGTCGGCTTGCGCTTCACTGCATTCATTGCTGAGTACAGCAACACCATCAATGGCCATGGCATCAAATGGTCCTTCTACCACAATGACAAATTTACTAGTGGGTCGTTGCCTATCCACGTTGAACACATAGTTGCCTTCATGGCTGTTGTAATACTTGGGCCGGACGTCATCCTGTGTGGCGCGGGCAGTATATCCAATGATTTGGTTCTGCCAAGTGAACGGCACAATTACTCGTTTATCTAAATTGTATTGACGCTCGGGAGTCCAGTAAAATTCGTACTTGGCCAAGTCAATGGATCTACTGGCCGCATATAGCACAGCATTGTGAAACACCGCAGGTACATTGTACACCGCGGTGTTGTCTGCACTCAATGTATAAAAAGTTTCCCAAGCATGCAGTGTCTGTGCTTCTTCGGGTAGACTGCGTGGCCGGAACGAGACTTCTTCTCGTACCACTTCTGCCTCTTTGGGCTCTACCAGTTCCTTGATGCGTATGGCATCAATGACCAGGCGTTTGACAGTATTTTCATCGGCACCCAGCCAACTCAAGAGCTTTCTAAACTTGTAGTTTAGATGGCGTCCCGGTGTGTAGTTGGCGGTGTAATTGCAATTGAAACAACTGTAACTGATGCTGCCTGTGGCATTGGTAATAATGCCGCCTCTGCCTCGAGAGTCTGAGGACTCCCCACGGTGATGACAGCAGACGGCATTAAAACTGGTCCACCCTGATACTGAATTGGTCTTGCGTCGGCTCGGAAGCAAACCATTTACTGTATCAAGAATCGAGTTGAGCATCCTACTATTATATAGGAAACTCAGGCTAAGATCAAGTGGTTAGATAACCTTCTTAATATAGTACACACCAGAAGCAACAGCACTTAGAGTTGGAGTACCGTTTGTACCATCGCATATACGCCATCCATACGGCACAGCAATATTCGAGCCGTGCCATAGAACGATGCCACCAGTCGGAACAACATTTTGTACAAATGCAGTGGTCGCTATGGTTGAAGTATTTGATGCGGTATTTGGAGTTGTGTTTGCCCAAGTGTAGAACGAACCTATATTGGATTGGAGACTGCTGATCTGATCAGATTGTTTAATATTGGCCACAATCCAGTTAAAAGTAACATCATCAACATAGGCCGTCATGGCTGTGTTGGCTGTAGTTATTTGGGTACCAACGTAATTTCTCATTGCTGTATTGGCCGTGTTGATTGTGGCAGTGGTCACTCCATATTCGGCCAGCGTTGCCCATCTGAGTCCGGTATACAGTTGTAAATTACCTGTGCTATCAAAATTGTACACAGCAGTACCTGGCAACGGATTGGATACAGTTGCAACCTGTGCCGTGTTCAAGTTGGCGAATCGGAAACTTTGAGTGCTAACTATAGAATTACTCAATATAAAACTGGTGTTTATAGTATTGGTCACTAGAGCACTACCAACAATAAAGTTCTTAACCAGCAAGTTGTTGGCAACTGTGTCAATGCAATATATATTGCCGGTTGCCACATTCAGGTTGCCCGAAATTCTAACATTGCCCACAAACGACGGAGTTGTGATGTTGGCTTTTGTGGCAATTGCTGTGGCATTTGTAGCATTTGTGGCATCAACATACGAGCTGAGATCTAATAAATCATTATTGACATTGGTTATTGTGGAGTTGACTGTTATTATTTCTCTATCAGTGTACAGTTGTGCCGCCCGGTTGGCCGCGGTGATTACGTCACCGATTGCAGTGATAGCATCTGCTTGAACACCAGCATTGCTTTGCAAGGTTGTGATTAGTCCTGCTTGACTCGACGCATTGGCACGCCATGCTGTGGTTACTGCATCAACATAGCTGGTCATTGTGGTGTTGGCAGTGGTTATTTGATCGCCAACATAACTGGTCATTTTGGTGTTGGCCGCGTCAACATAACCTTTCATTGCTGTATTGGCAGTGACCACTGCGGCATTGGTACCAGTGATGGCCCCTGCTTGGGCACCGGCATTGGCCGTCCAGGCCACTGTCACTGCGTCAGTATAAGACTGTGTGTAACTCAATTGGTTCAGAGAAGCAGAATTTATTGCAACATTGACCCAACTGACATCCGGGATCGCAGCCGCAACACCAGCGGTCACGGTATCAACATAGCCTTTCATGGCTGTGTTGGCAGTGGCAATGGCTGTGTTGACCGCGGTAAATCTACTTGTGGTATTTGCGGCCTGTGCTGTCCCAGCTGTTTGCAATGCAGATATGTCTGTGGCTTGAGAAGAAGCCGAATCGATCATATTCTGCATGTCGGTTTGTAGGCTGGCAATGTTGGCCGTGTATCCACCGATGGTGCCAGACAATGTGTTCAGTGTGTTGTGGTCTGAGACTTGTGTTGAACTTATGCCCTGAACTGTGGTATCCAGCGTTGTGATGCGATCATTTTGATAGCCCACATTGGCAAACAAAGTTTTCAAAGTTTGATCTTGTGTGGCCGCATTGGCTGTCAACGTGGCCACATTGGCAGTCAGCGTGTTTGTGGTGCTGGTCAGTGCGGCAATGTTGGCTGTGTGAGTGGCAACTGTACCAGTCAGGGAACCAATGGCAGTTTGTTGGCTGACAGCATTGGCAGTCAGCGAAGTCAGTGTGTTGAATTGTAAACCTGCATTGGCAGTCAGTGTGACAATATTGCCCTGCAACACAGAAATGTTGGCATTTTGCAAATCAACAGCACCTTGACTCAGCAACAGATGCCCGCCAGCGGTCAAGTTGTCGTGTACACGTATGCTGTTGGCCGTGGTGTCAATGGTGATTTCACCCACCAAGCCCGTGTAGGCTGTGCTTTGTGCTGTATTGCCTCTTAGAAAAAGTATTTTTTGTTGCATGTTATAGTGTCCCCAAGTCTATGATGCCATCGGCCGGAATAGCGGGCGCCACCATATCCGAATAATAGGCTGGTAATACCTCCAAGTCAATTGGCACACCATAGTTATCATCTATGTACATGGGTTTTTCTTGGTTATTGATTGCACCAATGGTTCTGAATGTTAATTTATAAAAACGTTGGTCCAATGAATCTACTAGAGATTTGACAATGGTAACTGTGCCAAGTCCACGTGCCGCATCAACCAAGGTTACAGCCAGTCCTGCTATGGTACCTGTATGATTTGGATCTTGTATATCCATCTGTATGCGATACGCAGACACGTCTACGGCCTTTTGGTCCTGATTTTTGATAACAATTTGTAAGGGATTGTCTATGCCCTGATATACTTTTATTGGACGGCTGTACACGATTCTGTTCCTTGTGGTGAAAACTGAAGGATCCAGAAATTGGACCTCCAGGATATTATCATATAAATATGTTTTGAGAGTTTGCATTATTAACATATTTACCAAAAAGCCCGTGGACATAGATATCAAAAAATTACTAGAACAATACCCGTATTTGACTTATATTGTGTATGGTGGAAATGACTATGTGGGCATAGTACAAAATGCTGACGAACAAATCACCACCATTTACGACTACGGCAGTTTAAAAACTGTAGAACAAAAGGCGCGATTCCTAGAATTGGGCGAAGTTTGGTGGTGGGAAAGCAACAGAATCATACCCATCAATGTGTTCTTAAAACAAGATTGGTTTGTTTTTAAATTCTGTGTTAGAACCATGAACAGCAAAGATGTGGAAATCAAGTATGGTCCGCAGACCAGCCTGAAAGAAATGGCCATGAAACGCGGCAAGCGTCGTTCAATCACCCTGGTTCGTAAAACCAGTTAACTACTACGGTTGGGACTAACGCCCTCAACTATCAAGTTGATGTGTACTGCCACCAGATGCGCATAGGCCACTGCGTGAGCCTTTTTAAACACATACCCGTCCTCTGTTGCGTCCCATATGGTCTTGGCCACTTCAGCCCAGGGTCGGCCGATCAGATGTCGTTTGCCCGGACGAATAATGGCCAAGAACATGGCCAGGCGTGGGATAGTGTTGATGGGTTCGGGCATTTTCATCAGGGTATCATAATGATTACCTATGTGTATCAGCAGACTGCAGAAATCTCGATCAAGCAGTAAGTCCCATACCGGTTCCTGTGCCATCAGTTGTGTGAGATGCTGTTCGCTCTTAATCTGCGTATATAATGACACATTTAAAAAGTCTAGTTTTGTATACCCACGTGCCTCTGCCTGATTGTAATCTATGCTGGCAATGCCGGTAAATGGATCTGTGGGAATGTCTGTGACATAAACACCGGTGTTGTGCCGAACCAATGCACCATCCCGTATGATACCCGCAGGGTGATGCCGCAACAATTTCAAGGCCTGTGTACGATCACCAAAGTCTATGTCAATGTCCGATTGAAACTTCATAACCCGGCCTTTGTCAACACATCCTTGGTCCATTCAGTATCTGCCATATGATCCGTAAATTTGCGTTGCCAGTAGTCCGGATCTATGTAGGCAATGATCATTGCCACCTGGTCTTCTGGTAACTGATCAAGAAAAGCCACGCCTGAGGCACAATTGTAAACGATCCAAGGACTAATACGACCGGTAACAATGTGATGACAAACGCGATTGCTATTGCCATATCTAAAATAGTCATTGAATCCGTTTTTGAGCTCGGGGTTGAGCTCGGCATAGTCTTGCATTTCCTTTAATGCCCGTTCTAGGGCGTCTTGTACTGCTTCTCTTTTGAGATAGTCAGGCAACCATTCTGTATACAGCCGATCACTGCACCAATTGTCCAACTTCTTGTTGTTCTTTAATAGCCAGTCACAGAAGTTAATAAAGTTAATACAGCGAATGCCAACACAATAGCGACCAAATTTTACAAATGCATTATAGTAAGGACTGTTGACAAAGTCTTCGTAGGTTTTCAACTTGGCACTGCCCTGTGCATATTCATAAAATCTTAGGTAGGCTCTTAGGCCAAACTGCACACCAGTTTCTCGTTCCTGTTGCCACCTGCGCTTTTGTTCACAGAGATGCACCGTAAGCGTGGACTCTTTACGGAACTCTTTGTCGCAGTAACGACACTTATAGATCTGATTTAATTCGTTTGTCATCCCAGCCATGATCACGTGCCAGTTGTTTAAGATCGTCTTTGCTGTTGATTTCAATCATCAATTGTATTTCATCTTCCTTGGCAGTGGGATAAATTTCTCGCAAAAACTTACTGGCCTTGTTTGTATTTTCTTTTTTGGTACCAGCAAGCCATTTGTGATACTGCTTGCCCATGCCGGGACTAACTGTTGTGGCCAGCAACCACTGGAGCTTTTTGTGCTGTGTGGTACTGATGTCAAAGAAATGTTTGTTTAGTCGTTCGTTCACACTCATCAAGTAGTAGGCCTGCAGGTCTGCATCACCTTCCACAGTTGAACCCCAACGAATCATCAAGAAAGGGCTGAACTTTTTCTTTTCTGTTTCGTCTAGGTCGTCATAGAAGCCACGGTTCTTTTTATCGAACTGTAGCATTTCGTTTGAGATGGCTAATTTATCCATGGTCTTTGATCAGGTGATAGGTGGCAATTACTCTGTTGACTTCTTCTTGTAGTATAGCATTGGTTCTGGCCAAACGCCTAATTTCTCCCCACATCTGGTCTTCCATAATATGGTCACGCAAGGGCCTGCCATCCGGGGTTCGGCTATCGCGGTCCCAGTCCACTATTTTTCGTGTGCTGGGATCTGCGCCAAATTCACGAGCATACACTATGCCGTCGTGTCGCTCGTATATCAATTTTGTATCGTTATTGGTTTGTTCCACGGCGTTGCCTTACCAACACTTGCTGTAGTTTACCACTTCACTTTGTCTTGAAATGTCTTTGACAAAATAAGCACACAAGGGTTTGTCTGCATTTTCTTCCAAGGGAATGGCCAAAATTTGTCCGGGTTTCAGTTTCGGAAAGTACCATTTGACATCTTGATATATGTCTACTATCTCAACCGGCTTGAACTCGGGCCTGAAACTGCTGATGGGGTTGAAACAAAACACACTGAATCCACGATCGTTGATGCTGGTCAACGGAACTACTTCTAGGTCACCCAAGTCTGGCTCTCCGATCAAGATTTGCCAATCCACTGGCATCTTGATAATGCTGTCGCCAATGCGTAGTACCAAGGCCGGGCTGTTGAAGCTTTCCAAAAAGATCAAGGGGATATAAAAATAATCAGGTTCCTTGGGATCGCTGTTGTCCAGTACACAGAATCTCAAATCCTCTACTTCCTCTGGGATTTCATTCATTTCAAAACTGCGATTGTCTAAGGTTAATATTCTCATTTTTGTTCTATGTAAAGTCCGCAATTGATGTCACTGAACTGCTCAATGACATCACGGTGCAAAGGAAATTGATCCAACGGTAAATCGTCCCGGGCAATGTATCTTGTATTATAGTTAAAAGTACTAGCAAAGTAAACCTGATTGATAGCCAATTTCTGCACAGCTCGGTTCACCAACTTGTGATGTATGTGTCCGTAGTCGCCATCTGCATGATGTGTCAGTAACAAGTCTGCAGAGTTGCAGGCATCGATCAATGCGGTCATGGCATCTGTGCAGGACCAAAAGTTAAACCGTTGTGTCAGTTGATCTTCATAGTGATCCCGAAATCCCAGAAACTCAGTGGCAACTCCGCGAGCTGTCCAGTGTTGAGACACTTCTTGTGCTCGCAGATCTTGTGCTCGATAAGTCAGATATACGATCTTCCAGGTGTACTCGGGGTAGTTGTCTATGTACGGACGAGCAAAGATCACACAATCATCTGGATGTGCCACTGCGGCAATGGCTTTCAAAACCTAAGTCTCCAGTCGTCGATTTCCGGTACATAATACATCTCAACATCAGTGCCGGCTTTCCTAACACGCTCCAACACCAGTTTACTAGGCAAGGCCCACCAGGTGTCCTCAACTTTCATTGTGAGGTCTTGATAACGTGCTCGCCAAAACAACACTACCACAAATTCATCTGTGTTGATCACCGAAGACGGCACGGTCAATTTGATTGTGTCTTGATCCACAGGTTGATTCAAGTCCAAGGTCACTGTCGGACTGGTATGAATTTGATTCAATTTCATGTCGGTGAAACGCGGCAACATTTGAAACAGGTCTCTGGTTGTATTTGCACGGTACAGAGTATTTTCAAGCGGGTGCTGTGTTTGAAATTCGGTATTGATATGTTCTTTGAACTCCGGATGTATTTCAACGTCGGGTTGAAATTCAAATGCTTCACTGCGGGTGAATGTCATTGAGAATATGGGATGATTTTCATACACCTGCAACCACATGTCAATTTGACTGGGGATAAAAACTCCGCCCTGGCGTCGTGCATGCTCGGCAATGTTCAATATGTTTTCATTGTAAATCTGTGCCCCGATAGTTTCTGACACATAGACATCTGCTTTTATATTGGTGTTTAAAAAGTTGTCGTTGGTGATGGTGATGCGATCACTGTAGCCAATTTTATCTATTACTTCTTGTGCAAACTTTGCACGGCCTGCATCCATTTCAACAGCATACACATGTGCGGCCCCGGCACGTGCGGCCAGTATGCTTAAAAAGCCTGAACCACAACCAATGTCGCACACTATTTTGCCAGGCACAGCAGATTCAATTGCGGCTTTGTAAAACACATTGCGCCCGGTGTCGTTGATCATGGGCATGAAAATACCGTTGTCGCTGAACCAATCAAATTCTCTTTTGTCTGTGGTTGGTGCTGTTTGTGTTGTCAATTGATTCCCCATTGTTCTGTTATGAGTTTGTAGTACACATCTGCCAGATATTCTTGACTTTTGGGACTGCCGTGATAACCTGGATCTTTGCCGGCAAACGGCCAGGCATTTGTACTGTAGGCAGGTGTGGCTTCGTATTGCAAAGTAAAATATCTATCATCCATCACATCAGGAAACTGATCACGCACAGTATTGCTGGTCCAAATATTACAAGCAACCAGTAGGAAAGGAATTTTTGCATAGAACAACTGCATGACGCCATCGCGAATGATCCACTGGTCCTGTTGCCGTTTCCATTCGCTGTCGTACATGAAATTTATATACTGCTTGACTGCGGCCTGTGTGCCTTTGTCAATCTTGCTGGACCTGTAAGGATGATCATAATTTTCTGCCAGACTAAAAATAGTTTCACAGATCATACGGTAAGCATTTGTGCCATAGTTTACATTATCAATGCCTGCGGCACGATCGTAGCCCGTGTTGTGATTGGTCTGTAAATGTTTTTGTAAGTCACTGTTCCATCCTTTGTTTTCGTTGGCAGGAGGAATATACGGGGCGGCGGCGGCGGGAATTTCCATGCGGTCATGAAATGTAGGGGCAATGATGGCAAACGCAGGCCGCTGTCTAAGCACTTCATCTATTTGTACACGGATGCCACCGTTGCTACAGCCCTGGCGTGCCAGAATCTCCACGTCCCATCCCAGCCGACTGGCCAACACTTCTCCGTAGGCTGTACCTGGCAAATCTTTACTGGGTGCAGAATAACTACATCCGCACACTATTAATTTACTCATCGTGTTCCTTTTTAATCACTGCCACTCTGCTTTTTCCACTGTGAATGGATAGTTGGCTTCTCTATAAAACGTCTTGCGTTTTGTTAAATGTCTTTTGGCAAATTTACATGTACTGGTGATATCCCAGATCTGGACGAAGTCTTTATCTTCCGCTTTCCTAATACCTCGCCCAATTGATTGTATAACCCTAACAAAGCT